CCACTCAAATCGTGATGGTCTTAAATCATCTGCATATAATTCTGTTACACGCCAATAGGCAACACCGTAAAATAAAAGACTATCGACAGTCCATGATATGGTGACGGATCTTGGTTGCCGATAGTCTGGTTGATCTATCCAAAGAGGGTTCCCCAACTCCTCACCATTTGACTTTTTGTAAAGCTTCAATGGCAAGTAGGATACTACTCCAGCTACAAGGTTTCTGCACCTGGACACCGCTGGTACCTGCATCGCAAAATTTCTATCTAATCCACCTGGGAAATTACCAACACCAGTTGTAAATGAACCATAGCCATAGGCTGTGTCCATAATGGCAGGGGCGTATTGCGCTTGGACAGTTTCAGTTTTTTTGGTTATACCCAAAGCAGACAATAGACCCATATGTATACTTTATACCATAAAACGGACTATTGGTGCAAGTTACACAAAGATTTGCGCAGTTTGTTGCGGTCTAGTTAATTGAGTCACGACCATGGCAAGGCTGATCGCCGCTGTCACATCGCCTGCTGATTTACGCCTGATAATACGCCACGAAGTATCATTGGTTTTAGCTGCACAGTTATTAAGGTGCTGTACTAAGTCGGCTTGGCCACTATGAACTAATCTAACGTTAGCCAAGGCATCTGATAAGTCTGAGCAGGCCTGGTAGAAAGCCTGGCCACTGCAATCTTCTATGCGCCAGCCACTTTGTTCTAATTTTGTAGCTAAAGTCTGTGTTGCATACTTATCAAACATAATCTTATGCGGGTGGTACTTCTTTGCCCACTCATTAATATCACTAGCCATCTTAACTTCATCTACAGCTACTTCACTTTGCCATAACTGGGCTAGACCTACTGCTATCTTGCCATCTTTTAATTGACCCATAACTAGAGCGCCTGATCTTCTAGTAGGTGCAATATCAAAGGCCATTATAGTCATTGGCCCGACAGGTATTTCTAATGTGCTGTCACTACATGCTTCAATAGATCCATAAACCCAAGGGCTCACAGCGCTATCTATCCACTGGCAAAGCATTTCAGTTCTTGTAGCTTCTACGCTGTTTGTATTGACTGATTCTTCTAAAGTTTCTTCGGATATTAAATGACCTAATGCTGGATTCGCTAATGCCCAGGCTTTACGATCATGTATCTTACAGTGCTGTGGTGCTGACCATTCGTAATAACCTAAACTATCTGGTGGGTATGATAAACAGCGCTCTTTAAGATCATTAAGCACAGTACTAAATCCATCACCTGCGTTACTTGTCATTAAGGTCATTGAATTTGGCCTAGCACGTGTAACAGGTAGTGCAGCTGTAAAAGCTTCCTCTGTCCACTCACGTAATTCATCTATGTATAAGAAATCGGCAGTCTTACCACGTGGTGCATCTCTTGTTGCAGCGGCTATCTCATAACGAGCGCCATTAAGTAGGCTTATAGATTCTTGACCATTAGCCAGGCGTATCTGCCTTACCTGGTCTTTTAGAAATTGATTATCTTCTATGGTAAATGTAACTTGCCTAAATGTATCTAATGCCATATTACGATTAGAAGACATGCCCAGTACATTCTTAGAGCCCCATAAGAATAGATGAGCCAATATCAGCATACGTGCTAAATGGGTCTTACCATTTTGACGAGCTACCAGTATTAAAGCTGTCTTTTTACGCCAGTTATCCTGATCGTCTACACATAACAAATCATCTAGTACAAATCTTTGCCAGGGTATTAAAGGTAGACCGATCCTCTCAGCTAGATCGGCCACCTCATCCGCTTTGCTCTTACCTTTAAGTAAGGGCGTGTGAACTCTAGGCTCAGTGCTACCAATTAGCCCGACCCCTCGTTTGATCGGGATTATTTCTGCATCATTCTTCATCGAAGTTTATTGTATCTGGTTTATTAAAAGGTGAGTCTGGAACGATCTGGACTGTCTTGGAGAGAGAAGGTTTGAAAAAGACAGGGGGGGTCGACGTGCTATTAAAAAAACGACCGCCTTTGGCGCTGTTGTGTGACTTACACATGCTTTGTAGGTTATCTGGACTCCACATGTCACCACCCTTACTTCTAGGTATGATGTGATCCACTGTATGCGCAGGTTTATTGCACACCACACAAACCCAACCATCACGATCGAGTATCTGTATGCGTAGCTTCTGCCACTTGCCACTACCTATAGCTCTTTTACTCAATACCATCCCTTAGCCTTATGATGAGCGAGCGCTCTACATGCACATCCATCATAGCGTCTATCTAGATATCTAAGTCCTAAGTCTATCTGTTTAACAGGATCCTTCTCTTTAGATTTAAGTATTTGGAATAGACCAAACGCACTTGAGTTAGGGTTCTTAGCTTTATGATTCCAACGGCTTTCTAAGTGTACTAACTCATCTACACAATAGAACTGTTCGAAGTTGTAATTCATCTTATGAAATGTAATTTGCTTTAACGTATTGACTTTATATTCTTTAGGCTTATTAGCTTGTAATGCAACGGAATAATCTTTTGAAAAGCAAAGGCTAAATGCAATTAGCATAGAGCTCACCCAAACTCTGCGCCTTCCGAGCCTGGCCTTGGGCGGCTCAGCTTTTCGATTTAAGATCGAACGCTTTTTTAGGGTATCACACACTGTCAAATCCTGTAAGATAATCGCAGGTCAGACGGCGTGGCGAAGAATGGCACAAATTCATATTGATCGATCCAAGTACAATCATATCCAGCCTCACTCATTATCCACCTGTATCTCTATGAAATACTCGCCCTCGGTATAAATTGTATCCTTACGCACAATAGGTGCTTTACGTAGATCATCACCATGTAACATAATTAGATGCGAGCGCTCGCTATTTAATATGACAAATATAGAATTACCTGTGGCGAATTTAAGCTTACGAGCTGGTATATGCATAGTTTTAAAAGGGAATCTAGCCCCTTTCCAATTATGCTTTACCTCAACTTCACAGCTGTAGTAATCACCCTCTGGATTTTTAAACAATAGATCTATCCCATATTGGTCAGGATTTACCCAGGCTGTGCAGCCGTTACTTTCAAGCCATTTAATCACCAACTCTTTAGCGTTATCATTGTCAGCGTATAGTTCTAAGCTAAAGGGTTTAATCAAGGTTTAGAACCCCATCCAGTACCTTTTAAGATTATTCCAGGTGCTGAATACATACGTGCCATATTTAACCCACATTTAGGGCAAAGCATCCCGCCATCATCCTCTTTATATGTCCTATGCACACTTCCATAAGTACCACATTCATTACAGCTATATTCATACGTTGGCATCATATTCTCCAATCAATAAGCAAGTGTGGCAAGGCAGTGTGTCAAACTGCCAAGCCCCACAGCTATTACATCTGCTTACCTTGCTATCTTTCGGTGCATCTTTCTGCTCAGCTATGTTCTTGCATCCCACAGCCCCGCAATCCATGCATTGGTATAATTTGAATCCATCTGGCATATCTGTCTGGTCTAGCCATAAGAACTCAGTGTTACGACTGCACCCATTACATTTGAATTTAGTCACGAACTATCAATTCGTGGCATCGAAAGCATGTGCCATCTTTGAAAACTCTATCATCGCCACACATCTCGCATGTGATAACAGATTTAACTAAATGCACACCACTATCATCTATTTCGACAGTAACTCCACTGCCGTTTATAAATGCGATGTATCCCATGGTTACTCCTTGTCCTTAAAGTACCAAGCGCCTGTGCTGGTTTGCGATGCCCACCTAGCGTGTTCTTTGATATTGCCCAGGCATACGTAGCCATAAAACGGCTTCTTGGTTGTTTTGCTAACACCTGTGCGTAGGGTCATGCCCTGACTACAGCAATCTACTGGTGGCTTAGGCGCTTCTGGCACAGCTGCAACCCAATCGGTAGTAGTCCACTGCACTGGGTCTTCTAATTTGTTTTCGACTGTAAAAACTGCTCCACTTGAAGTATTAGCAACTCGTTGCATTTCTGTTCGGCTAGGTCTTGCACCTTTTTTCGAATAGATGTAATTTGCCAAAGCCCGACCAATTGCGCTGCTTTCTGCAAGCTCACAAGCAAACTTATTAAAGCTCGAACCAGTGCGGATCTCCGATGCCCAACCAGTCGCAACTGGAGTCGTATCAGCCGTAGTTCTGTATAAGCGAGCCACAAACACAAATTCATCTGGATTAGAATTTGGGCGATTAATAAGTTCTGTTTGAATAGATCCATCTTCATTATCTTTCCACCATTTTTCTAATCGTTCTTCAACTGTTTCATAATCATCTAGGTTAAATGCCATTATTGCTCCCACTGAAAATCTTTGTCTTGCATGTATTCTTGACAGGTCTTTGATATGGCGATATATGCCACTGCGTCTTTATAGTGATCGTCAATTTCTGGACTCTCAACGCTACGACTGAGTTTGAGCAGTGCCATACAGCTTGCCACTTGATTTGATGTAATCGGAAAATTGAGATACGCAGACCACAACTTGGCAATTCGATCCATTTGGATCGCTGGGTGGCCGTAATGCATCCCTCTTTCATGTATAAGTGTGACTGCATCTGCAAATAGTTTCTCAGTTGTTGTGGACATCGTTATCGACCATCCTTCTATGCATATCCCAGCCATCTTTACGGCCTCGCCAGTAATGTATAGTTTTGACGTTTTCGATATATGTGCCAATAGCCCAGGTAAGTAATAACCCTACGACTACTCCCCACATAATTAGATACCCAAAGTCTTTCAGCTCTGTGTACATGTAGCCCTACTTTCTATGCTCACGCTTTGTGGCATGGAAATAGTGTGACACCTGTGTACGACTTTGTGGATGATTTCGGGCTGTTTTTTGATAACGATTTGATAACGTTATTTGTAGAATTTGCCCTCAAATATGAAGCTGCCATCTGCATTGATAGGAATGGTTATAACCTGAACCTTACGCTCATGCACATAGGCCACAGCAAAGCCTTGTTGCCAATTAGCATAGCCCCTTGTATATGCCATGCCTGAACTGCTTAAATCTACTAAATTGCCAACCTCAACACCCCACACAGTACGCCCTAATTGGCCTCTAGATGCCTCTGTAAAGGCCGACTGGCCTAATCTATGGGTATGCCCACACACCACGCTCTTACCAAGCCTTCTA